GCAGCCGTTGCAAACGTCGCCGGCGTGACCGACGTGAAGATCCTGGAGAACAACAGCGACGACCCGGCCGACCCTGACGGCATTCCATACACTGCCATCGCGGTCATCGTGAACGGCGGCACTGACCAGGGCATTGGCCAGGCCATGTACTCGAAGTACAACCCAGGCACCCCGATGTATCCCCGCTACAGCACCAAGACCGATACCTGGGTTGATCCGCCGGGGGCGACAGGCGTCAAGGTTCAAATCACCTCGCCATCGACGGGCAACATCGAGACTATGACTTTCCAGCGCGCAGTGGCTCTGCCTATCTACGTTTCGGTCACCGTCCAGCGCAAGGGAACCCTGCCAAGCGACATCGAGCAGCGGATCAAGGACGCCATCGTCGAGGATTCGACCAAGAAGCTGTTCTCCGGCGACCAGGTTAAGGGCTTCAATCAGGGTGGGTACGACATTGGCGAGGTAGTGCCCGTGGGGCGCCTTTACACCCCGGTCAACAAGGTGCTTGGCCAGTACGGCGACAGCTACATCACCAGCCTGACGATTGGCCTTAGCGCCGTAAGCCAGGGTGTAACGCCAATCCAGCCGGGCATCGCAGAGTTGGCCACCTTCGACCCTGACAACATCACGGTATCGGTGCCGCTATGAAAATGGACCACGTAGCGCGCGCGAAGAAGCGGATCATCAACCAGTACCGCGGCAAACAGCGGATGACGCGGTGGCTCACGCTGACACCGACCATCGCCAACGAGAAGCTTGAACAGCCGATCAGCCAGATTTACTCGGCCTACGACGTCGACAAGGTAACCGGTGAGGACTTGGACGTCATCGGCCGCATCGTCGGCGTGCCCCGGCCAATACTGCGCGGCGCGGCCTATGACGTCTTTGGCTATGCCGGGAACGACAACTACACCAACTACAACGTCGCGCCCTACATCGGCGACGGCGCGTCGATCGATGCGCCCCTAAACAATGATCTGTACCGCAAGCTGATCAAGGCGAAGATCGCCAGAAACGTCAGCGACGGTACCAGCGACAGCATCATCAAGCTGCTCGAGGTCGTTATAGGGGTAAAGGTCACAGCCCTGAATAGCAATGGTGACAAGTCGTTCGACATTGGCATCGCTTCCGAACTGGACAACACCACGCAGTTCCTGCTGGAAAACTTCGACCTGATCCCAAGGCCTCAAGGCACGAGGATAGGCCAGATATACATCCTGCCTACCAACATTAGCGAGATCGAGCGTACATCCAGCCTGATCTTCAACTACGCGAATTTCACACTGCCTGGAGACGTTTCCTGATGGCACGAGAGGCTTTCAATACCCGCTGGGCACAGGGCGTCGAGACCCAGGACAACGACAACACTTTCAAGGTGCCTGACAACGCGCGGCAGAATACCGGCTGGGAAGGCGGGCAGGACAAGGACGCGCCGCGTGCGGGCCAGGAGAACTGGTGGCACAACCGTGTTGATTCAGCGCTGCAGGACCTTGAGCGCCGCGGAGTAATGGCCTATCACCCTGATGCCGTGTATTCAGTCGGTGCGCCCTGCTATACGCCAGAGGACGGGCTGTTCTACGAGTCCGTTGCCAGTGCCAACGTGGGCAATGCACCGGCCAGTAGCCCGACATACTGGCGTTTGGTTGGCGCCAGCCTCTATTCGTCATTCAGCGTTGGTGAATACAAGGATGTGGCCCATAACGGATCGCCGGACCCGGGGTGGTTAAAGTGTACAGGGACAACTCTGAATCGCACTGCATATTCAAAGCTGTTCGCAGTAATTGGCACCAGATTCAATACCGGAGGCGAATCTAGTCTCGAGTTCAGGCTTCCCGACTGGAGGGGCATGTTTCCTCGGTGCCTGGACGATGGCCGAGGTGTCGATACAGGCAGGGTTATGGATGGGGTTCCGCAGCCCAGCCAAAACCTCGGTCACTCGCATAGCGCCTCAACCGGATCGGCCGGTCTTCATCGACACACAATGACGTTTCCTCGTGACTTGGTATCTGGTGTTCCTCAAGACGATGCAGTTCTTGGCGACCAGATCGAGCAAGGAACTCAGACGCTCAACACCAGCGATGCCGGGTCCCACACCCACACTGTCAGCATTGGCTCTAATGGTGGGACTGAGGCGAGATCGGTAAACCTGACCCAGGTGAGATGGATTCGATATCTATGAACCAGAAAATCGTTTACCAGTACGACCCTAACGGGTTCTACCTGGGCGAGGCCCTAGCAGAGCTCGACCCTCAAGTGCCTGGAAATTGGCTGCTGCCAGCGAGGTGCACCGAAACGAAGCCTCCGATCTTCACTGCCGGCAAGCTGCCGAAGTGGGTCGGCTACAAGTGGAAACTGATCAGCCCGTAGGTGAGATATGGAACGCAAGGCGAAGAGACGCTTCACCGACAAGATGGAGCTTTTCTGCCTCGCCTATGTCGAGACCGGGAACGCCTCCGAGGCCTACCGGCGGTCCTACAACACCTCCAACATGGCCGACAAAACAGCCCAGCGGGAGGGTTACAACCTTCTACAAAACCCTCTCGTTCAGGCACGCATCGAAGAATTAAGGATCAAGGTCATGGAACGTCACGAAATCACCGTGGACACGCTCCTGGCTGAGCTGGAAGAGGCTCGCCTGCTCGGCAAGGAGACCGGCAAGGCCTCGGCCATGGTCACGGCCTCGATGGGCAAGGCAAAGCTCCTGGGCCTCGACAAGCAGATTGTTGAGTTGACCGGCAAGGATGGTGCGCCCATCGAGACGAAATCCACGGTCAAGGTTGACCAGGAAGCCCTTGAGTCGGTACTGGCCCGCCTATGAGTGCACTCCTCGATTGGGAAACCATGAGCATCGAGGAGAAGCAGGCCGCCAAAAGCATAAGTGAACACTCGCCGCTTTCGTTCATGAGGGTGTGGTTCCAGCTGAACCAGGGCATGAAGATGCTCTGCAACTGGCACCACCGCTACATGGATCACACGGCGCTGCGCGTGCTCAGTGGCGAACTGAAGAACGTCGTGTTCAACATGCCACCAGGTGGCACAAAGACAGAGTACTGGTCGATCCACCTTCCAGCCTATGCCATGACAGTGCGCGACCGCACGCGCACGCTGAACGTGTCCTACTCCAATTCTCTGGTGGTGGAAAACTCCGGCCGCATCCGGTCGATCGTCTCCAGCCCTGAGTACCAGGAGCTTTGGCCTGTTTCGATGGGAAAGGCGGATGTCGAGAACTGGTCGCTGATCGACGGCAAGGGCCGAACCAGGCACCAGCTGTTCAGCCGCTCCACCGGCGGCCAGATCACCGGCTGCCGGGGCGGCTACATCTCCAAGGACTTCACCGGCTTCATCAACCTGGACGACCCGGAGAAGGCCGATAGCGCGTTCTCGGCGACCATGCGGGCCAAGGCCCAGCGGATCGTGACAAACACGCTACGCAGCCGGCGCGCATCGCCTGATACACCTGTTATCTGCACCCAGCAGCGCCTGCACACGGACGACGTGTCCGGTTTTCTGCTCAAGGGTGGCATGGGCTTGGACTTCGCGCACATCAAGGTGCCGGCTCTGGTCACGCGCGAGTACATCGCATCGTTGCCAGATGGCATCCGCGAGCATGCGGAGCGCGACGTGTTCAGCGGACCCTCAGTGGTGCGTGGCGGCGTCGAATACTGGTCCTACTGGCCGGCCAAAGAGTCGGTCTACGACCTGATGGCCCTGTGGGACAAAGACGCCTACACCATGGTCAGCCAGTACCAGCAGGAGCCCGTGGCGCTCACGGGCGGCATGATCGACCCGGACTGGTTCAAGACCTACGAGCAGCTGCCATTCCTGGTCTGGCGTGGCGTCTACGTGGATACCGCTCAAAAAACCGGCGAGCAGCATGACTTCTCGGTATTTGCCCACTGCGGCCTAGGCGTGGACGGGAACCTCTACATCATCGAGATCGTGCGGGGAAAGTGGGACGCAGGCGATCTAGAGGCAGAGGCGCTGCGCGTTTGGGAGCGCTGGAAGCCGTGGGACCAATTCCGACCCGCGGCACTGCGCTACATGCGCGTCGAGGACAAGTCCAGTGGCACCGGCCTGATCCAGACCATCAGCAAGAAGGGTTCTATCCAGATCGAGGCCCAGCCGCGCGGCCCGGCCGCCAACAAGGTCACCCGCTGCATGGATGCCGTGCCCTGGTTCAAGTCAGGCCGGGTGTTCGTGCCTGCTATCTACGACGAGCAGGGCAAGCCCATCACACACGTCAAAGACCACCGGGGGCAGGACCTGTGCACCACTGAGTGGGTCACCACCTTCCTCACCGAGGCCGCAGCTTTCACGGCCGACGACAGCCACGACCACGACGACCAGGTCGACACCATCTTCGATGCCGTGGCCGACATGCTCATCAACGATACCAGCAGCTTCTTCTCCGGCGGCTGGATCTCCTAACACCTCGTTTCGCTGACCGCGCCCAGGCGCGCTCTACAAACTCGCCCAAAGGAAATGACATGGCTGATCAAACTCAGCGCCTTGAGATCGCGACTGTGCGCGCGGAAGTCGGCAGCAACATCGTTTTCCGCTTTGCCAACGATGCTGCGAATGCCGACAGCATCCCTACCCAATCGGGCGACATTCAAAACCTGAAGCAGGTGGTTCTGGAAATACAGCAAGATGCCGCCGAAAAGATCAGTATCTCCACCACCATCTACCCGAATGTGGCGGCCGGTCTGGCAGAAACTGCCGACCAAGGCATCTTCTTGGTGCAGTCGAACGACGCAGATGAGATCTATGCCGTATGGCAGAATCAGAGCGGCACGGCAGTAAATACCGGCAAGACAGCTCTGTCAGCTACCGCCATTCAAGCAGCGCTGGACGCCTCCAACGAAGCTGCGCAGGCCGCAGAAGATGCCGCGGACGTTGCGACAGCTCGGACTGCAGGCTTCTTGGCTCCAGCTGCCACTGCTCCAGCTCTCCGCGACAATGGGCTTCCGCTTCAGCCGGGCGACCGGTATTTCAACACCACCGAACAGGCCGAGTACATTTACAAGGCTGATGGGTGGAAGGTAAATGACAGTCTTGCAGCGATAGAAGCTCTTGAGTCCGACATAGTCGAACTTCCCATTCCTGGGGGAATCCCAAAGGCCTCGGACTCTGGAGTCATTGACATTGGATGGCTTCCAGATGATCTTGCAACTCAAGAAGATATTCAAAATTTAGCAGATAGCCAATCCATTCCGATGGCTAACTATTCAGCGATTAGGAATTATTCGGGTTCCGCAAGGTCTATTAGAATTAATTCTGTAGGTTTTGCCGGGTTCTTCGCACTTGATGAGTTGGATAATAGTTCAAGTGACAATGGCGGGACTGTCCTTGTTGGATATGAGGGTAGACGCTGGAAGCGAGTGTTTAGCGGACTAGCTGATGTTAAGTGGTTCGGCGCCTCAGAATCATCTTCTGATAGCTCTTCGGCTATTGAGCTGGCTTTTTCGTCAGGTCTTCCTCTGCTGTTAAGTGGTGCCTTTAAAGCGAAGAAAAAGATAGCAGGCTCAGGAAGTCTTTTACTTGTCGGTCTTGGCAGGGATAAATCGTCTATTACGTGGGAGTCTGACTCTGAAAGTATTGGATTGGAGCAATCTCCAACAAGTCTAAATCAGCAAATACGAATACAGGATTTTGAGCTGATTTCTAACGCTAATATCTCTGGAGTTATGTACTACTCAAGTTGGTCTGGGCTTTCAGGTTACACAACCTTGACTAGCTTCTCATACAAATTCATAGCAAACAGGGTTGTGATTAGGCAGGTTGGGTCAGGAAGGTTTACAAAAGGCATTGAGCTCAGAAATATATTTGGCGGAGTTATAGAGCATTGTCATGTATATGGGCAGGCCCCATCCGCACCTAGGGCTCCAGAAACATATTCTACAACTCACCTATACCACATAAGCAACGATGGCAGCGCTTCAAACACTGTCGGCGTTAGGATGTGGGGGAATCATGGATACAATGGTAGATACGGAACTCTTGTAGATGACTTGGAAGCTTTAGACTTCCATGGCAATGATATGCAGGCATGCTGGGACTGCATGGCGGTTTCAAACACAATCAGGAAAGTCAATCAGTATAGGATCACCAGCAATCACTTTGGAGGCGATAATACAGCTGTATCCGTTTCAAATGCTCGCAGCTTCATGATGAGTGGAAATGAAATATCATGGGGTAGCAATAGAGCAAGCGGTGCAACTATAGACTTGGTATCTATTTATAGTGTTGAGGACTACAGCGTTATTGGTAACACGGTACGTGGCAATTCCGCAGTGACAACGTACGGTCATGTAATAAACGGAGTAAAAATTGATGGTGTGGCTGGTAATGAGTCTGTATATGGATTGGTAGATGCAAACAGATTCAGGGATCTTACTAGCGCTTGTACTCAAGGAGTTAATACAACATCTCTTAACTTCGGTCTTGCAAATCAATTTAACAATGTGTCTGTCCAGTTCATAAATACTAAGGGGGCCGGTTCTCAGCAACCCCTGAGGTACGGAACTGGTCCGCACTCTAACCCAACCAGCGCTGGCCCTCTCTTGCTGCTCACGGGTATTGGTCAGTCTGGTCTTGCTATCAATAGGGATAGCGCTGGGTCAATGCAGACGTTCCACGTCGCAGGAGCATCAGCGGCCGGGGTTATCACATCGACCGCTACGACAACTGCATATGGGACTACTTCAGACGAAAGGCTAAAGGATATCTTGAGGGATTGGGATACAAAGAATGGCCTTAGCGTTGTTAATCAAATAATTATTAGAGAGGTTGAGTGGAAATCAACGGGAGAGCCAGATATAACACCTCTTGCTCAACAGTTGCACTCTGTATGGCCTGCAGCTGTAATCCAAGGTCATGGAGAGCCTGGCGATGAGGACTTTATGCCGTGGATGGTTGATTACAGTCGCCTCACTGTTCCATTAGTTTCGGCCATTCAAGAGCTTTCGAGGTCGGTTGAAATTATGCAGATGAAAATTCAAAGCCTTGAAAGTGAGAAGAAATAGTAACAATGCCCGCCCAGCGCGGGCTTTTTTTCGCCTGGAGAAAACCCATGCGCACATCGCAACGTGGCTTGAGCCTCATCAAGTCATTCGAGGGCCTGCGCCTGCAGGCCTATCAGGATTCAGTCGGCGTCTGGACCATCGGCTATGGCACCACCCGTGGCGTTAAGCCGGGGATGACGATCACCAAGGAACAGGCCGAACGCATGCTGCTGAACGACGTGCAGCGCTTCGAGCCAGAAGTGCAGCGCCTGGTCACTGCACCGCTGAACCAAAACCAGTGGGATGCCCTGATGAGCTTCACCTACAACCTGGGCGCGGCCAATCTTGAATCGTCCACGCTCCGCCGTCTGCTCAATGCAGGTAATTACGCAGCTGCTGCCGAGCAGTTCCCGCGCTGGAACAAGGCAGGTGGGCAGGTGCTGGCCGGGCTGGTCCGCCGGCGGGCCGCTGAGCGGGATCTGTTCCTGGAGGCGTCTTGAACTGGCTCGTCACGGTGCCGGCCTGGTGCTGGTGGTTGATCGCGCTGGCTGTCGTGGCCGGCGGCCAGCAGTACAGGGTGGCCGTTGCCCGCGGCGAAACCGCCGAGGCCCGAATCGAGCTGTCCGACTACAGGCTGCAGGTAGCTGAGCGCGACCGGCGCGCCGCGGCCCAGGCCAGAACCGAAGAACAGCGCCGCCAGGCCGTGGCGGACAAGGAGGGCGAGAGTGCTCGACAAAAACTGGAACTGGCCCAGGGCCGCGCCGCTGCTGCTGAGTCTGCTGCTGGTGGGCTGCGCGGGGAAATCGATCGACTGCGCGCCGGCCGAGCAGCCACCTGCGGTACCATCGCTACCCAGCAGCGCCAGGCAGGAACCTCTGCCGTCGTGGTGCTCGGGGGATTGCTTGAAGACGCTGACCGAATGGCGGGAGATCTCGCAGCAGCGCTTGAGCGAAGCCGAATAGCGGGCCTGGCGTGCGAGTCCATCTATAATGGCCTGACCAAATGAGCAGGTCACCGGAATGGACAAGCGCACCTTCATCGGCATGGTCGAGGCCGGCGAGCCTCTGATTCAGCAGGCCATCGACGCCATGCGGGAGTACCACCAGGCCCAGGACTATGGCGCGCCGGCGGAGGAGGTCGAGCGGCTGCGCCTGCTGGCCGAGTCCCTTTTCCAAGCTGTATCCGACTATCAGCTCAGGGCCGTGGCCAAGGCGCGAGGCAAGGAGCTGCCGCCACTGCATTAGGCCGCCAGCCGGTGCTTGCCACATGTGGCCAAGTCGCCAGATACTGTATCTATATCCAGTTATCGGCCAGCCACCATGCCTTCAACCATGCCCTCAGAAACTGACCACCTGCAGGTCTCCATCGACGATCTGCTCCAACTGCGCGCGCCCAACGTCTACCTGGTCAAGGTGGAGGGCGACAGCATGCAGGGGGCCGGCATCTATACCGGTGACCTGCTGATAGTCGATCGCCTGGCTGAGCCCAAGTCTGGCAGCATCATCATCGCCGCGCTGAACGGGGATGCCACCTGCAAGCGGATGATGATCCGTGATCGCCAGGTGGTGCTGGTTCCGGACAACCCCAAGTTCCCGTCCAGGTACATCATGGAGGGTGACCAGTTCGAGGTTTGGGGGGTGGTGACCCACAGCATCCGGGATCACGATCGTCGGTTGTGAGTAGCTATATAAAGGAAGGGAAGCGGTCGGCAGAACGCCGTGATGGGCAGCCATGGCTGCGTGAGAAATGCGTGACTCTTGTGGATGCTCATGAACACCTATAGACGGTCGGTTGCAGCGAGCGCGCCGAAAAGTGCTGTGATATCATGCCGTTAGATGGCTTGGCATGCATGGGGTGCAAGGGGTCGAGTGTTCGAATCACTCCGTCCCGACCATATATTTCAACGACTTAGCCACCTCCGGGTGGCTTTGTCGTTTTTGCATGTGGGGAGTTTTTCGCGACTTCATCCGATTTTCCTCTTCAAGATCGTCAACACCGGCCCGCGAGAGTCAGTTGTTGATACCATGTTCGCAGCCTCAATCAGCTTGCCCAGCTCAGCGCCGGAGTAGTGGCTGGTGATGCTGCCGTTCTTGTGCCCGAGCAGTGACTTCCGATCCTCTTCCGTCACGCCCGCGGCGCGCAGCCTTCGACCGAATGTATGTTTGAGGTCGTGGATGCGAATTGATGCGTACCCAGGGTGAGCGGGGCGAAGGTTTTCCTCCTGCCAGAGTTTCGCCGCTCTCACCCGTGCCTTCTTCCATGCCGAGTCGTTCATCCGGTGCATCGCGGTGCCGTTGTATGGAAATACCCATTCCTTGCTGATCCCGCGCTGCCTTTCAATAATCGACTTGGCCACGTTGTTCAGTACCAGCAGGCGCTCGTCGCCATTCTTTACGCCCGAACGGGCGTGTCTCCCGCCGAAGTCAGCAGGGATCAGGAAAACACTGGTTCCCAGTTCCGGCACCGATATCTCCCAATCCCACCTCAGCTTGCACACCTCTTGCTCCCGGCAACCCGTGTTTACCTTGAACAGGGCCATGGTTTGCAGATGGCCCGGTAACTCATTGAACAGGATCGACTGCTCTTCCCATGACATTGGGTAGGGTTTGCGGCTCGACTTCTTCTCTTCGAGCTTCCTCAGCATGGGCACACTGTCCAGCCATGGCCGGCGATCATCGTCTCGCCACTTCCTGGCGCAGAGCGTCAAAACCCGAACCGCGCGCTCGATGGCGATGTTGATCGTTCGGTTGCTCACGGCCTTTTCAATGGTCCCATCCGGCAGAACCTTTTCTGTCTGCCGATCCCTGATAAACGGCTCCAGCGCCTGGTCATCGATGTGCGTCAGAGGCAGGTGGCCCAGGTATGGGTGAAGCTGCTTCATGCACAAGGCAGTCAAGTGAATGGAGGGCTGATCCTTGACCTCAAGGAGGTAGCGCATAGCTGCCTCCTCCCAGGTGTGGATCTGCCGAACGCCATATACCTTCCTTTGACGCAGCTGCTCGAGCTTGTGGATCAGGTACTGCTCTGCCTCTTCCCGGTCACCAGTTCCAGTACTTTCTCGAATTCGCTCCCCTTTGTAGACTTTGTCGATTTGCCAGACACCGCCCTTCTCGTAGAGGCCGGTGATCGTTTTTCGCGCCATGTATCATCTCCTCGGCGCTCGCTGCGGGGCCGATTGTTATCCTGTCCGGTGGCTTTTTCAATCGCCTTGGCCTCGATGTAGGCGTCCGCCCACTCATCAAGCTCCTGGCGGTCAAAGGCCACGCCCTGTTTGCCAATGGGGAATTCCCGCACGTTCGGCCTGACCGTCTTGTTGAACTCATCCCGCCACATGCCGAGATATCCAGGTGCATCGCCGAACCGGATGAACCGCGGCTGAATGCTTGAGGGCTTTGCTGCTGTGGCATTCGCCATGGGTGTCTCCACGCCGCCGGTGGCGGCAGGTTGGTCGTTAGCCGCGGTGCAGCCGGATCATTGCGCGGGCGTGCTCAAGGGAAGCGAGGTGTTCTTCCTTCGCCCCGAGCTGGCCATTTGCATCGGGAGTGGTGACGGCAACCAGGTGCTCAAGAGCGGCTACCAGATCATCGCGCTGCTGACCCTCGGCCCGACCGATATCCCAGAACTGCTGCCCCCAGTGATTGAGCGGTGTCGGGTTGGTGTTCTGCTTTCCGCACGCCAAGGAGCCCACGATCACGTCGCAAAGGCCGCGCTTGTAGGCGTTGTCACCATCGAGGCTCAGGCCGCCGCGCCGGCGTAGGGTGTTCACGACCTCATCGACGTCGAGGCCGCTGTCTTTGAGGACGATATCCAGCTCTGGCTTGCCTGCCGTGTAGATCACCAGCGCCAGTTTGGCGCCTGGCTGCAGGTTCTCGCTGATCATCACCAGTGCATCGTTGGCGACCTGGTGGAATCGGTTGGTTGCGGACATAGGTAATCCTCGCCCGCGCATGTCGGCGGGCTTGAGTAATTGGGGGTGTGGTTAGGCGCCCTTGAACGGAACTACGTTTTCGAGCTCGCGCTTCACGCCGCCGGCGTTGCGGAAGGCTTTCCACTCAGCATGGTGGGCGGAGCAGTAATGGACGTCAGGGGCAACTTCGGTTGAGCAGTGTCGGCACAGGATGCGATCGCAGGTTTTGCCATCGCCAACCGGGTAATCGCACAAGTTCGCCGAGACATCGCCGCATCCAGAGCAGTGCGGTCCCAGGTCGCCGTAGATATGGCCCCTTGGGTTGCGGTTTTCGTCGTACAGCGTGTAACAGCTCATCGCGGCCCCCTGTAGCTCAGGTAGGCCATGTAGGCGAGGGCGATCATGGCATCAGCTCCTTGGGTACCTGGACGGTATCGCCGAGCTTGGCCTGAGCTATGGCCCGGCAAGCGGCAGTTAGCGCGTTAGGGCCGCCGCCGCTTGGAAGCTCTTGCTGACCACTCGGCTTGCACACATACGCGCACCAGTACTGCCCGGTCGGGCTCTGGCTGAAGCCGCTGCCGTTGAAGCTGGTTTGCACGTGGTGCTTGTCGATCAACGGTCCACCCACCGCCCAGTCTTCCCACGGGTTGAAGCGCTTGGCTTGCTCGGTCACGGTGTAGCGGTGGCGGGCAAACACCCGCCAGGAGCTGTTGTAGTGCGGCGGCTCAAGTTCCAACTCCAGGCCCTCGGCCATGCCGACCGCCCACCCCAGCGCCTCGCCGGCCAGGTCTGTTGTCTCCACTTCGATCAGGTCGGTCATGGTGCCACCTGCTTGGTCTTGGCCGCTCTGGCGCGCTCGATGTTGCCGAACTTGCTCTTGCGCTGGATTTCTTTGAAGTTGCGGCACCCGGACATGAACAGGGTGGACGTCAGGTCTTTACGACTCCGGCCAACCTCCATTATCCCTTTCACGCCGTGACGGCAGAGCACGTAGGCATTTTTATATTCGCCGCTGCGAAGCATGGTTGTGTAAAACGCTAGGCGCATTGCCAAGCGCCAACTGTCGCTGTCATCGGACGGGCGCATGCGGCGGGTGTAAAGCTGACTTTTTCGATACTTGCTCACAGCTGATACCTCTCATCAATCCAGCGCCCAGGCGCCAGTGCGGGTGTAGGTTCGGGTTGAGTTTCGTGCGGGGAGAGCTGGCGCTGGCTGCCTGCATCGCACGACCAGTCGGTGCCCGGCCCGCAGCTCGGCGCCCTGAGCTGGCTGTCGGGGATGCAGCTGATGCCGACCCCGTTGAGCAGGTAGCAGGTGACGCCGCGCTGGCTGTCGTGCTGCACGTCGATGACGTTCTCGGTTGCGCTGGCGCCGGTGGCCAGCAGCAGGAGACAGAGGGCGAGGCGGGTCATGGCTGCACCTGTTGAATGTTGGATTCAACCCAGTCGCGCATCCGCTGCCATCGGCTTTCGGGCGTATCTCGAATCAACTCCCACCGACCCGCATCGTCTTGCACGAACTTGCCTGGGCTCTCGTCGTTTTCGTAGACGATTTCGGCAGCCAGTGCCTCTGCGATCCCGAAGGCCTGTGCCACGCTCTTGCGGTCATGAGCATCAATCGTGCTCATATCGAGGCCGCGCTGGGCGCCGAGGGCACCCAGGGTGCAGAACTGGCCGTCGGCCTCCAGTGTGTCGGTGACTAGGCGCTTGTCGGGCATGGCCTCAAGGGCATCTCGAAGCTCGAGTAGGAAGGACTGACCGCGCTTGCCCCTGATTGCCGATGCAACTGCGCCTCGCCAGCAGATGAGGCTCCAGTTATCGCAGTCGTCGCTGTATCCGCTGCGGCTCATGGCTTCACCTTGTGGCGTACCCACACGCAGATAGGTCCGTCCACGGTGTCATGGATGGAAAAGACGAACCAGCCATCACCCGTCGGTTGCGAAGGATTCCAGCTGGTGCAATCTGCGGTTCCGTCGTGGTACCAGGCAGCCTGCAGGGTTTCGGGTGGGTCGTACTCAAACTCAACCTCCTTTACGTCCAGGCCGCGATCAAGGAACCAAGCATAGGGAATCAACTCCTCTTCCGTAGATTGCCACGCTGGGTGAGTCCAGAAGCCGTGCTCATCACGCTCAACGGCTACAGGCTGAATAAGTTGCTTTTCTTCAGGCATGACTTCGTCCTTGGCCGCTCCTGCGACCGGTTTGTGCTTAAATGGGCGATTGTTGAAATGGATTTTCTAGCGAGGGATAACGCTTATGTTTGCTGTCGGAATTGCGCTTCTTGCTGTTGGACTGGGCACTTCGAATCCTGGCCTCTGGTTACCGGGTGCCGCGCTCATGGCTGCCGGCGTTGTGAAACGAGTGCGCAGCTGATTCCTTGGCCGCCATATCGCGGCAGTGAATAGAGGGGGGAGGGGTTACAGCGGGATGGAGTACAAATGTGCTTCAGTGTTAAGAGCTGGCACCCGGTCGAGCGCAAGCGTTGTCGGCCATTGCCCGGCATTAGCTTGCCAATCAGTGAGAGGCTGCCGTACCTCGTCGAGTAGGGTGTCCATCTTCGTCACGAAATCGCGCAGCTCGGCCTCGACCACCTTCGGCATTTCCTTTAGTCGGCGCAGGTAGTCGCGGCCCGGCTTCTCGACAGCGGTCTTTGACTTGCTGACCTTGGCGGCCAGGCTGGCGATCCGCTCGCGACCCTTGCGGGTGGTCAGATCGGGAACTTCGCCCTCGATTTCGCCCTTCACCAGGTCAATGAATTGCTGCAGGCCGCCGGCCACGTAGATGGCCGGGGCGTTCGCCTCGCTGATCTCTTCGATCGCGATCAGTTTCTGTTCTGCGGACATTAGAAAACCTCGCGCCAGGCCGGCGCTGTCAGTTGAAAGGGGAATGCCAGGTCACCCAGGCACGGAGGTACGCTCCAGGCCCTGGCTGCGGTGGATGGTTGCGCGCTCTCGCCGCTTCCGCTCCCGAAGGGGTACGGTTTTCTCGAAGGGCCGCCGTGTTCGGCTACGTGATTCAGGAAGTGATGCTGCCGGCCAGTGCGCTGGCGAGCATGAAGGCCGTGCAGGCGAATAGGGCAGAGAAGGAGCCGCGCCAGATGACCAGGCGGCGGGCGCGCTGGTAGCGAGTCACGGGCAAGGCCTCGGACGGGCGATTGGCCGGCGCTTCAGCCAGTCGGCCTTGATCGGGTATGGCAGGTCTGCCACGCGCATGCCCACCGGGAAACGTAAAGTGCCGCGCACTTGAGCGGCCTGCACGTCCTCGATCTGCTCGTCGATCAGCGATTTAACGATCGGCGTAGTCATGCAGCCTCCTTGCGCCTTACGGCAATACGCCGGATGCGCTCGCAGCAGTGTTTGAACTCCTCGGCATCGATGGCCAGGAGAGAGAAGTAGGCGACCACCAGGGTTTCTGCCTTGGCGTCCTCCACCGGGCCAGAGCCCGGCAGAAGCATCGTTTCGATGGCGGCCTCGATGGCGCTGACAGCCAAGCTGTGAGGGCTCATTCCGCCTCCTCGGCCTGGGCCAGAACTCCTTCTTTGGCGAAGGGGGTAAGGAGCTGGCGGGCGATCTCTTCCAGCGCAGACTCAGGGTTGGCTACGCTCATGATCTCGTTAGCTGCCGCCGCTGCGTCGCTGGTGACCTTGCAGCGCGCCGCCAGAACCAGGCGGCCCAGCACCGAGTTGCTGATCCCGCTCAGACCCAGCTGACCCATTACGAACTCATCCACCGCCTGGGCGAAGCGCTCACAGGTTACGCCCTGCTTCGGTCGCATTCGGCGCTGAAACACGACGTCGCGGTGCGCCAT